GGACAGATAAGATTGCAACGAATACTGATACTACCGCAACTACTTGGCAAGAACCTAGAAGCACTGATGATTCTATTCGTGGACAACTTGCGGCTGGTGTGAATCCAGAAACACAAGAAGATAGAGTCCCCCCATATAAAAGACGCAATTCAGAATATCCCTATAACAAAGTTACGGAAACAGAGAGTGGACATATCTTTGAAGTTGATGATACTCCATATGCAGAACGTATCTATGAGAAACATAGAAGCGGAACATACTATGAGATTGATGCTGACGGAAACAAAGTCACTCGTGTAGTTGGACAGAACTATGAGATTATCGCTGGTAATAGTTTCGTCAACGTAAAGGGAGATGTCAATCTTACGATTGATGGTAACTGTAAGACATACATTAAGGGCGATTGGAATATTCAAGTTGATGGAAACAAGAAAGAAGTTGTAAAGGGTGATGTATCGGAAGACTATGGTTCAAACATTCTTACGGACTTCCACTCAACAACAGTCACAGGATTTAGAACCAAAACAGTTCTTGGGGTTGAGAACGAAAACGTCATTGGACTTGTTACGCATGTGTATGCTGGTTCTAAGATTGAAACCGTTACTGGTAACTCGACTGAGACAATATCTGGTAACTTGGATGTAGATGCAGCAAGGATTGATCTAAACTAATGCAAGGTAAGTTTGTTATTTTGAAAGATGGTAAACTTTGTGAGTATGATAATTTTCTAAAGATACCGCAAGTGTTTGAGAATCTTATTGCGTTTGAACCAATCTATCCAGAAGAGCCTCACACGGAAGAGGAACATGATTTGATTGCGACATATAACGATAAACTAAAAGAATTATTAAAGAGAGAGACAAGATAATGCCAGCAGCAACTAGAGTTGGTGACGCAGATGTTCCACATTGTTCTGGAATGGTCAGAGCAGTTGGAAGTCCAAATGTTTTCGTAAACGCTATTCCTTGGTCAAGACAAGGTGATGTAAACACAGGACACCTTCTACCGCCCGCACCATGTCCAGCCCATTCTGCACCTATCGCTTCTGGTTCTTCTACAGTATTTGTAAACACTAAAGGAGCAGGAAGAGTAGGAGATGGTATTAGTGGTTGCACTTCAGTTGCCGCTGGGTCTCCTAATGTATTCGCTGGAGGATAAACATGGAAATTATTTGGCACATACTATTAACAGTATGTTCTGGAAGCACTTGCATTGCACAAGATGTTCAGTGGTTTGAGAAAGAAGAACAATGCAGAACTATGTTGGTTCAGTATGTAGATATACCGGCCGATGGCCATTGGGATACAGTAGAGTATGTCTGTAAGCCTGTAGGAAGTAGGGGAACTTAGAATGTATGAGTATAGATGCACAGTCGTAAAGATTATTGATGGTGATACAGTTGATGTGGACATTGACTTGGGATTTGGTGTATGGTTGAAGAAAGAACGAATTCGTCTTTACGGTATCGACACACCAGAATCACGCACAAGAGATTTAGAAGAAAAGAAGTATGGACTTGCCGCAAAAGAATTCCTAACTGGTATGTTGGATGATGAGGGTGGAGTTGTTCTCAAAACACATAAGGATGCAGAAGGAAAGTTCGGTCGTATTCTTGGGGAACTGTGGAGAACTACCAGTTTATCTGACAAATCAATTAATGAATATTTGATCGAGAAACATCATGCAGTTCGTTATACAGGTCAATCCAAAGACTTGATTGAAGAGGAACATATCAAAAACCGTTCCTATCATAATCTTTAGGTTTCGTTATAAATACATGTAGGAGATAATCTATGACTGCAAATCCAACAGCATTTACTGATGCAGAGGCTACAAACGAATCGTCTAGAAGTTCATTCATCTATCGTGACTTGAACCTAAACTTTTCCAAGCATCCTATTACTGGAAAGATATCTACATTGAGCGATGTAGAGGCAGTTAAAAGAAGTATTAGAAATCTAATCAACTTAAACACATACGACAAACCTTTTCATCCAGAAATTTCTGGTAGAGTTCGTGAACTGTTATTTGAAAATGTAACTCCAATTGTTGCAGATATTTTAGAGAGTCAAATTTCATCTGTGATTGGACAGTATGAACCCAGAGCAGAACTAATTAGTGTTAATGTAATCGACAACAGTGATAGAAATGAATACATTGTTAAAATACAATTTTATGTGGTCAATGCGCCAGGCAATATTGAAGAACTTACTACATCACTAGAGAGACTACGGTAAAGGATAAGAGAGACTAAGATGGCAGTAAATGAAAAAAGAATTCAAGTCACTGAACTAGACTTTGATGATATTAAAAATAATCTAAAGAGTTTTCTGAAGGGACAGTCTGAATTTACCGATTATGACTTTGAGGGTTCTGGTATGAATATCCTTTTGGATACTCTTGCCTACAACACTCATTACTTGGCATACAATGCTAATATGGCAGTGAACGAGTCCTTCTTGGATACTGCAACACAAAGAAACTCTGTTGTCTCTCATGCAAAAACTTTAGGGTATACTCCTCGTTCTGCAAGAGCTCCTGTTGCGTATGTTGATGTTAGATTGAATGATAATACTCTTACGTCTGCTACTATTGAAAAGGGTTATGTATTCACAACAACGGTTAATGAACAAAACTATACTTTTGTTGTCAATGAATCCTTTTCTGTTACAAAGGTTGACGGACTATTACAATTCCGAAATGTTCCTATCTATGAAGGAACTCTCATTACTTCAAAACAAACTGTAGATACATCAGACGAGTCTCAAAAATTTATTCTTACTGATAACAGGGCAGATACAACAACTCTTAAAGTTTCTGTTCAGAATTCTGCTTCGGATACAACCACAACATCCTTTTCTCTTGCAACAGACATTACTCAAGTAGGACAAGATAGTGATGTCTATTTTATTCAAGAAATTTCTGAGGGAAGATTTGAAGTATACTTTGGAGATGGTGTTGTTGGTAAAGCATTATCAAATGGTAATATTGTAATTCTAGAATATATTGTCACTAACAAGACTTCTGCAAATGGTGCTAGAACATTTAAACCTTCTGGTGCTATTGCAACGGTTACTGACTTGAGAGTTTCTACAGTAGCTGCCGCAATTGGTGGCACTGAACCAGAAACAATTACATCAATTAAATATAATGCACCACTAGATTATGCATCACAAGGAAGGGCTGTTACTGGAAGAGATTATAAAACTCTTGTCCCAACAGTATATCCTGCTGCATCTTCTGTTCAAGTTTGGGGTGGAGAAGATAATGATCCTCCTAGTTATGGTTCTGTTTATATAGCAATCAAAACTAAGAATGGAACATCACTTACTGAGGCACAAAAACAATCAATCGTTACATCTTTGAGAAAATATAATGTTGCATCTATTCGACCAACTATCGTAGACCCAGAAACCACATTTCTTAGATTGACTACAACCTTTAGTTATGATGAACGTGTCACAACAAAGACGGCCGCCGATTTAGAAACTATAGTTAGACAAACCATAACTAATTACAATGCAGAACAACTTAGAGATTTTGAAGGAATATTCAGACACTCAAAGATAACTTCTTTGATTGATAATAGTGATCCTTCTATTACATCTAATATCACGACAATAAAAATGTCTAAAAGATTTACTCCTAGACTTAATACTACTGCACAGTATATACTTAAATTTTCTAATGCACTATATCACCCACACGATGACCACAATGCTGGTGCTGGTGGTGTGATTGCTTCTAGTGGGTTTAATATTTCTGGCCAGACAAACACAGTATATATTGACGATGATGGCTCTGGTAATGTTCGTCTGTTTTATTTAATTGGTGGACAGACAAGAAGTTATATTGATAATACATTTGGAACAGTTAATTATACTACTGGAGAAATAGTAATACCTTCTGCAAACATTACTGCAATATCAAATGTTGATAATGCGGCATCAACGACAATAAGAGTTTCTGCTGTTCCTAATTCAAATGATATTGTTCCAGTAAGAAATCAAATTATTGAAATTGATTTGGGT